ATATTTTGATGCTGCGCCAGCAACTTCATCCTTCGCAAACACCGCTAGTGCGGGTGCGAGTACAAGTGTCACTAATGATGAAGTTCATGTTGCCATTATTGATGAAGAAGGCGAGGTTTCAGGAATTGCTGGTACAGTTTTAGAAACATTCCCATTCGTTTCTTTGATACTAGGAGCAAAAACTAATCAAGGATCAACAAATTATATTCAAGAAGTAATAAACAGAAATTCACAATATGTTTGGTTACCTTCTGTCAATGATTCTAGATTTGGTACAAATGCAGGTACAGCACCAACAGGAACCAAAAATTTCGCTACTGCATTTGGAACTGGTAGTAAAAAAGAACTTACAATATCTCTTGGTGGAGGTGTAAATTCGGCAGCACTTACGGCAGCAGATTTTGGAACTGGTTTTGCCAAATTCAATGATCCAAATGCTTTAGCAATTGATTTCATGATTGCTCCTGGCCTAGCGACTGCTCAAAATCATCAAACTGTTGTAAATAACATGGTATCTATAGCACAAAACACACGTAAAGATTGTATGGTATTGGCTTCACCAAATCGTGAGGCTGTAGTTGGAAAGCAAACTTCAGCACTAGCAGTTACCGCGATTGTTGCAGCGCAAAATAGTTATCAATTCACTAGAAGTTCTTATCTAGCGGTTGATAACAACTATCTAAAAGTTTATGACAAATACAATGATCAATACATTTTTATCCCAGCAGCATCCTCTACGGCGGGTATTATGGCAGCAACAGATAATAACTTTGCACCATGGTTCTCACCAGCGGGAACTCGCAGAGGTCAATATTTTGGCGTAACCAATTTGGCATATTCTCCAACTAAAGCAGAGAGAGATACACTGTATAAAGCAGGTATCAACCCAATCGCTAATATTCCGGGTCAAGGCGTATTGCTTTATGGTGATAAAACTCACTTAGCAAGACCATCCGCATTTGATCGGATTAATGTTCGCAGGTTGTTCCTTGTTCTTGAGAGAGCAATTTCAGCAGCGGCACAAAACATTCTGTTTGAATTTAACGATGAGTTTACAAGGGCAGAATTTGTAAATATCGTTGAACCTCTACTCAGAGATGTGAAAGGTAGAAGGGGAATTACCGATTTCAAATTGGTTTGTGATGAAACTAATAACACACCGTTAATTATAGATTCAAATCAATTTATCGCTTCCCTATTCATCAAACCTGCAAGGTCTATTAACTTCATCACTCTTAACTTTGTTGCTGTACGCACTGGAGTTTCGTTTGAAGAAGTTGTTGGCACTTCTGGCGTATAAGATAGCATAGGAGATAAAAAATGGCGATTTTAGGCGTAGACGATTTTAAAGCAAAATTAAAAGGGGGTGGCGCAAGAGCAAACCTTTTTAAAGCAACCATTAACTTTCCAGGATATGCAGCAGGTAATGTTGAACTTACATCTTTTATGTGTAGGGCGGCGGCACTTCCAGCATCAACACTGAATGCAATTGAAGTTCCTTTCAGAGGTAGACAGTTAAAAATTGCTGGAGATAGGACATTTGAAACTTGGACCACAACAATCATTAACGATACAGATTTTGGTACAAGAGATGCCCTAGAGCGTTGGATGAATGGTATTAATTCTCATACTACCAACATTGGATTTACCAATCCTCAAACTTATCAAGCAGACCTTTTGGTTGATCAACTTGATAAGGATGAAAGTGTTCTGAAAAGATATGTTTTCAGAGGTTGTTTTCCAACTAATATTTCTTCAATTGAATTATCTTATGATACTCAAGATGCTATTGAAGAATTTACTTGCGAGTTCCAAGTACAATATTGGGAAAGTAATACCACAAGTTAACGTATAAATACTTGTGAAAAGTGGGGGGATTCGTTCCCCCACTCAATATAAATTATAGGAATGTTTCATGGCAGAAAATACGGTTTCTCTCTTTGGTTTTGAAATAAAACGAAAGAAGCAAGGTGATAAAGATTCAGAACGAATTAAAAGTGTAGTTGCGCCACAAAATGATGATGGTGCTGGATATGTTACTGCGTCTGGAAGCCATTTTGGTCAATATGTAGACATTGATGGTGACAACACCAAAGATAATATCGCGATGATTAACAAATATCGTGGAATTGCTGTTCATCCAGAAGTTGATATGGCGATAGAAGATATTGTAAATGAAGCGATTGTAAATAATTCAGATGAAAGTACTTTATCCTTAAATACCGATGATATAGAAGCACCAGATAATATTAAAAAAATTGTCCAAGAAGAATTTGAAAATGTTCTTTCAATGTTTGATGCATCTGAACATGCTCATGATTTATTTAAAAGATGGTACATTGATGGTAGAATTTATCATCACATTTTAGTTGATGAAAAAAATGAAAAAGCGGGTATTCAAGAATTAAGATTTATTGATGCTACCAAAATAAGAAAAATTAAAGAAGTCAAAACTAAAAAAGACCCTAATACAAATGCGGATATTATTGAATCAATTAATGAATATTTCATATATACCGAAAAACCAGGAAAAACATCAGCAGGGCAAATACAGAATAAAGGTGTAAAATTTACACTAGATTCAATTAATTATGTAACAAGTGGTCTTTTAGACGAATCTAGAAAAAAGGTTGTTTCTCATTTACATAAGTGCATTAAGCCTGTCAATCAATTAAGAATGATGGAAGACTCTCTAGTAATTTACAGATTGAGTCGCGCACCAGAACGTAGAATTTTTTATGTTGATGTTGGTAACTTACCAAAAGGTAAAGCAGAAGAATACATGAAAAATATTATGACCAAATATCGTAACAAATTGGTTTACGATGCTGGTACTGGTGAATTGCGTGATGATCGTAAGCATATGTCAATGCTAGAAGATTTTTGGTTGCCACGCAGAGAAGGTGGTAGAGGAACTGAAGTAACAACACTTCCAGGTGGTGATAACTTAGGTCAGATTGATGATATCATATATTTTCAAAAAAGACTTTATCGTTCATTAAACGTCCCACTCAACAGACTTGAACAAGAATCTCAGTTTTCTCTTGGTAGAAATAACGAAATTACAAGAGAAGAAGTAAAGTTTAGTAAATTTATAGACCGCCTTCGCAAAAAATTTAGTATGATTTTTTTACAAGTTTTGAAGAAACAATTAGTTCTTAAAAAAATTATAACTGAAGCCGATTGGGATGTTTGGAAAACCAGTATAAGAATTGATTATGCAAGAGATAATTATTTTTCTGAGTTGAAAGATGCAGAAATATTAAGAGAAAGATTGCAGACGCTTGATATCATGTCTCAGTATGTTGGCGACTATTTCTCTAAAGAATGGGTATTTAAAAATGTGTTAAAATATTCAGAAGAGGATATTAAAGACTTGAAATCTCAAGTAGAGGATGAAATAAAAAGCGGAGAAATAGCAGACCCCGCTGATGCTGAAGAAGAATAAGTATGAAAAATGATATTCTAAAGTATATAATACATCCACAAGGAATTTCTGGAACATTAGATTTAAGAGATAATGCTGAGATAGAGTTTCCTTTTGATACGATAAGTGTTACTATAGGAATAGATTTAGATCAAACTTTTCAACAAGAAAGGGCTTGGAAACCTGTCACTATTGATGGGGTTGATGTTAGTTCTGATTATCCATATTTTAGACCCAATAATTACGTTTGGGAATATACTTCAACGATACCTACAGACCCAATATTCTCTGATGTTGTAATACAAACGTATTCATCTCAAGATGCGAGAACTGTTGAAAAAGGTATGTGGTCCGATGATGACCAACCAACATATCAAGGGATAAAATTAAAATTAAGAATAGCACCTGCTGATATTATTTTAGGCTCAAATTCTGGCGTGGTCATATCATCTGGATCAGAAGATTCATCAACTCCATTAGTGGATTCATCTAAAGCAAATGGTGTGTTTAGTGGTCTTGTTGCAGATAGCGGTAGATTTAATGATCTTTATGCTGACAGTGCATATTTTAAATATCTCAGGGCAGACAGTGCCGATATAAAATGGTTAAGGGCTGATAGTGTTGATATTATTTCTCTTAGGGCTGATAGTGGATATATAAAACAATTAACCTCAGATAGCGGATATTTTAAATATCTCAGGGCAGATAGTGGATATATTTCTCAATTTAGATCAGATAGTGCTAAAATATCATTCTTAAATGTTCCCAAATTGAGTGGTGATAGCGCAAGTATTCAATCAGAACTTAAAGTTGGCAGGTATGTTTTTGACGCTGGTGAATGGGATAGTAATGATTTCTTAACAGACGTTAATGCACTTGCTCAAGATGATTTTGGAGGCATTTATTATACTCAACCAGATTCTATAAGTGGTGTGAGAGAAAAATTTGCACACTTAAAGTATGATCAGATAGACAAAAAATGGCAATTTTTTCCTAATTTAAATATCTCAGACTTTGATAGTTCTGGTGTCGCTGATAGCGAAAATGCAGTTTCAAAATCATCTAATATGCCTTTTGGGGAAGGTGAGAACGGACAATTTCTTTTCTATGATAAACATCAAAAAAAGTACGATTGGGATTATATTGTAACAAGTGGTAAATTTGTATTTGATAGCGATCAATTATCAAATGCACTGAAAAATATTCCTGCTGATCTTGGATCAGATTCAGACAAAGCCGAAGGTTTGAAACAATATTTTGATTATAAGTTTTATAGTCATGGTGATGAGAAATTTATTGAAAGTGATGGAAATTTAATATTAGTACAGTCTAATATTGATAACCTTAATTCATTTAACAACCACGACAAAATAAAATCTGCGAGGGCTAATAACCAAAATACATACGTGTATTTAGATTCCACTAATCATACATTTAATACTACTAATTTGGATTCTGATAGACTCAATATAACATCTAAAATGCAAAAAATTGAAAAATCTATTAATGGAGTTTATTCAAATAGTCCTTCACAGCACTATACACTACAAGCAACATTTAGTGCTGTTGATAGTGAGAAACAAACTGGTGCTATGGGTATATTAATTGGATTAATAAAATCTGGTTTGGAAGAAAAAACATTAACTGTATTAAGAAGCACTAGACAAGACGGTATGTTTGATTCTGACGTAGATATGGTACAAACTCGCAATGACTACCCATTTAATTTTGAATTAGTATATAATGCTGGTCAAGCAGATGAAACTGTAATTAATATGGGTAGAATGGTTGAAGCACCACCAATTAATACTAATGCATCATGGGATTCTAGTGGTCATGTTGTAATTAAGGTTCAAAAAAGAGATCATAATTTAGTAATAGAAACGAGTCAATTTGGAGACTCTTCAATTGATCCTTTGACAACAAAAAGATTTGATCTTTTTGATAATTCAGGAATTCCATCAGAGGTAGATTTTCTTGATTTGAGAGAATTTGGAAATTCTGTTCACTATGGATTTGCGTTTGATAAAATTTCAAATGCAACAGTGAAAGATATATTATTTTCTGAAGGTACTGAAGGTTCTCATCAGACTGATGCAAACACTATTGTAGACTTACAAAATAAAACAGCATACTTATATTTTGATAGCGATAAAGCATTAGATTTTGGGGTTTCCAAAGGATATCATCAGACTGATAGTGATGGTTTTGGTGGGCCTATTGTCGGTGGGGATATAATTACTGGTAGACTTTTTCATAATCCAGACATAGGTGCTACTTGGTATCAAGACCCATATTCAACATTCCAAATAGGGCAAGTACTAAGTAAGGCCCAACAGAAACTCTTAGATGGAGTTAAATTATTCATAGCAGGTGGTTATGATGGGGATAAACTCAGAACAATAGAAAAAGATGATCTTGGTTTAGAGGGTATTGATAATAGTTTTATAAAAACTGAAAAAGGTATAACACTCACAGTTTTTACAGATATTGGTGATTTAGTTTCAACTACAAATTATGATATAGATGCAACGGTTGATACTAGTGGGGTTGTTGCTCAACAAATGGCAACCGATTTAACTGCTTTGAGAAATGGTGGAACTGATAATATTTGTGTAATTACATCTTTTGGTAATTGGAAATATACTGATTCGTTTTTAATAGCAGAATTAAAAGAACATGGTTTAGTAAAATTATCAGCGGCTGGTACAGCAGCAATAGGAAACTATCAATATGCTTCTATTTTTCAACTTGGGTCAAAAAGTAAAGTTTATGAAGTCGCTGAGTATTCTGATTCAATAAATCAGGCAAAGATAAGAGTTTTCATATTAAACAAAACATTTTTCTTAATTGGTGGGGAAACTAATAGTAATAGCGCACTGACTAATTTTAGAGGAACTATTATTGCAGAAACTACTGGAGCCAACGATTTAAAATTAAGTGGTGGTGTTATTGCGACCACACCATCAACATTTAACAGTACTGTAAATGTTGCTGCTGGTGCTACAAACGGTATTCATTTTCCAGACGAAGCGTTTGCTTCTGATGCCGATGATCAAGCAAGAATATATTTAATTGATAGTCCAAACGCATCTGGAAATCAAGTTTTAACAATAGAAGTAAAAAATGACAATACCGATTTAATCAACCTTAGTACTCCAGAATCTGATGGTAATGGAAAGAGTATGAAAGGGTTACGTCATAATATGAAATCAATATTCTCTGAGGGATATTTGGATATTTCATACGATGACAGTCCCAGTTTGGGTGGAAATTTAAATATCAAAGAGTATAAAATATTTAGTAAGCCTTCAAATGATGAGTGGGAAGGAGATAAACCAACATTTGAATTTGATTACGATGCAGCAGCAGGTGAGACAAATAGTACTTTATTATCTAGTTATAATTCAATGTATAACTTTTTAGATATCACTAATAACTCAACTGGAAAATATTTTGGAATTTGGAATAATAAAAATCCATATAGTGATACAATAAATTCTGGAAACTCAATCTTTAGAGTAGATGAGAATGGCGATGTTGATGTAACTGGAATATTTACTACTGTCACCACAGATGGTCTTACAGAAGGTGTAGACAATCTTTATTTTACTGATAGTAGATCAATTGTCTCTGTTCATAATAAGATATCAGTAACTACTGCTGACGCTAGTGCTGGCGGTGCATTAACTTGGACACCTTCACCAGATGCTGTTCAAGATGGTATTCTTAATTTTACGCCAGCACTTTCTCATAGCGTCACTACTAGTAATCCTGATGGAAGCACATCTACTTTAGCATATGATACTTCAACTGGGGCATTTACATTTAAATCTGCAAAAATATCAGATATTGTAGATTCAACACTTGAAAATATTGGCGTGACAAATGCAACTCCTAGTGGAAATGCAAGTTCTCTTGCATATAATAGCGGTACTGGAATTATTACTCTAACACCAGCGGATATTCCAACAACAGCAAAAACGGCTATTTCTGTAACTAATGACGCAAGTAATAGAGAAGCAGGTGGCGAAATAAGTTATGTTGAAGGTACTGGTGTAATAACATTTAAAAAAGATTATGCATTATCTGTCACCAATGCTTCCGCATCTGGTGCAGGAAGTCTTGCTTATGATGGAACTGGTGCTTTTACTTTCACACCACCTGCTGCTGGTGAAGGGTTAACTATAACGACAAGTACGGCACAATCTAGAGAAGCAGCGGCATTATCACATTCAAATGGAACATTTACATTTAGACCAGCGGAACTATTTCCACCAATATCAATCATAGATACACCATCTATACCATCTCATGGTGAAGGAAGTTTAGCATATGATTCCGCTACTGGGGTTTTAACGCATCTTAGAGCGGCAACAGTAAGTCTTTTAAATTTTAGAGGAACTACAGATTCTGATAATGCTGAGTTTGGAAAAGTAGGTACACTTAGTTTTAGTTCTGATTCTAATTATGGAATTGGTACTTTTAAATTAACTCCTGGATATTTTGCTACCAATATAGATTCGTGTCTGGACACTACTTTAACTATACCACATGCTGGGGAAACCATGGGCCAAGTTGCGGCAGTAGTTGTTGCTACGAAACCTTCTGTGGTTATGTTGGACAGTAGTTCCGCTATAAAGTTTTCAAATAGGAGAATAAGTTTAGGTGATTTAGTTAATGTGGCAGATAGTGCTAATGCTGCTCTTGGTTTTGTATTAACAAAAACACATCAAGGGTATGCAGATGCTACACCACACGGTTCTAATTTTGAATTTAAAGCACTACCTTCTTCAATAGGATTAACAGATTTAAGTGTTTCTGGCCTTACTAATGCAGATGATGTTAACGGAAACATTGTTTATGATAATACCAATGGCGAATTTTCTTTTAAACCACCATTTTTTATTGGTAGAATTACAGGTGGTAATGGTGGAACCACCACACCAGATGCAAACAATGGAATTGTGACTTTTGCCGCAGATGCATCAAGTGGTTTGACTGTATCGGCAAGTGGACAAACAGTAACAATTGATGCTTCAAGCGTAGGTGGATTTTCTGTTGACAATAACGCAAATAATAGAATCGTCACTGCAACTGGTACTGGTGGTAACGCTGAAGCAAATGCTACTTTTGATGGTTCAACATTAGCGATTGATGGTGCTATTACAGCAACTGGAAATATTAGCGCAGAAGGAAATGTTATTGCTGCTGCTTCATCAGATTTAAGACTTAAAGAAAATTTAGAAAAAATTGATAATGCTCTTGAAAAAGTTAGCAGATTAAATGGTTATACTTTTACTTGGAATGAAAAGGCAGATAAAATATTTTCGTCTAAGAATGATGTAGGTGTTGTAGCACAGGAAGTTGAAGAGGTTCTACCAGAGATTGTTATAGATAGAGTAGATGGTTATAAGGCCGTTTATTATGAAAAACTCGTTCCTTTATTGATTGAATCAATCAAAGAGTTAAAGGAGAGAATTGAAGAACTGGAGAAAAGATAATGGTAAAGTTGAGGATGGTTAATTTATTTGATCCAAATGATCCAGGTCTCAGTTTAGATTCTATAGACGAAGTTTTTCCTTCTGGTAGTTCGGTAAACCACTCTTTAACTGATTATTATAGAGGTGGAAGTAATGTCCCAGCAATTGAATCAATTTTAATTCCAACAAGCGGTGAAATATCAATACTAGATTTTCAAGGTGCTGGTGATGGAGTACCAGAACCATTTAGAACACATTGGGGTGCAATAGTCACTGGACAATCTGGAGAAAATATTAGTGCGACTATCTCATATGATATAACTCCACCAGCACATTTCGCTGGAAAACATTTTGGGTGTATTATTGTTGCTGGCGGTGGCGGTGCTGGAATTGCGCCGGGTGGCGGGGGTGGCGGCGGATCAGTAGTTTATATACCAAAAGGAATTCCATTTAATGCTGGAGATAAATGGGTATTTGATGTTGGTGCAGGAGGTGCAGGTGGATCAACAGGTGATGGTGCAAGTGGTGGTTCAACAAAACTAAAGGTAAAACCAAGTGGTGGAAGTTCCTATGAGGTTTTTGTGCAAGCCAATGGCGGTAGGGGTGGTGATGGTCTAACAAATAATTCTAGTATCGCTAGTGATGGCGGTATTGTTGAATTGTTTAATACGACACACAAGAGAAGTCAAAATAGTATATTCAATGATTATCCAGATAATGATGATATTCAAACTTCAACAGGCGGTGATGGTGGTATCATAGTCACGTTTAGTGGCGGTGATTACGGCGGGGGCGGTGGTGGAGTAGGTGCGTTTAATTTTATCTATGGTCCATGGTCAGGTGGAACAGTTTTAGACCCTGTTGGTGGAAAAGGTTTTGGGGTAAGTGGTCAGACTCCTTCTAATGGAAATGGTGGTACTGGAGTTCTTGCTGCTGGTGGTGGGGCAAGAGGTCCAGTAGTATCACCATCAAGCGCAAGTAGTACTAATTTTCAAAGAAATTCTGGTGGAGGTATTTTTGATTCTTCCTACGATATGGCAACAAAGTATACAATGGATAGAGGTATGATTACAGGTGTTGCAGAAACTGGGTTTCAAGATGCCCAAGGTATTCCTTTTGGAACATCTAGTACTGTAACAACTGGAAACATATCAATGAAAAAGAATGTTTTTGTTGGTAATTCAAATACAAAAAATACACGAAATTCTTACTTCAAACTTACAAACACTAATAAAACTGATGGTGCTAAAGATGGTGGTGAAGGCTCTCACTCAAAAGCAGGTGGTCATGGGATTTATGGTGGAAAAGATGGAAATGCAAGAGAAACAGGAACTACTAGTGATGGTGGTTCTGGATCACATGGTAGAATCTATAATCCAAAAAATTGGGGTGGTGGCGGTGGTGCTGCTGCTGCATTTGATGGAAGTACAGGAGCATGGGGAGTTTGTGGTGGTCCTGGAATTGCTATGATATTCGGTTCAACACCTTCAGCAGATAGTGCGTTTTTAACGGCAGAAGGAACAGAATTAATTATACCACATATATTTCCCACAGCAGACGGGTATTTTGATAGTGATGGATGGCATTAATTTGAAAAAACTATTTTGTATAAATAACAATATAATAAGGAGATATTGAAATGGAAGATGAAGATTTTGAAGTAGAAAATGAAACTATTGATACTATGGAAGATGAAGATATTAATAGGGATTTTGAAGCAGAGGTAGAAGATGAGGATTTTGAAGTAGAAAATGAAACTGGTAATATGATTGATGCTATATATGATGGTAACCTCAGAGTTGCTGGTGAAGTTTTTAGTGACATGCTTGGGGATAAAATCAAATCTGCTTTGGATGTAGAGAGAATTTCCATGGGACAAAAAATGTTCGCAAATGCATCATCTGAAGAATAAATTTATATAAATACACTATAGATTAATAAAAAAAGAGTTACAATTTAATGAAAACTTTTAAAGAATTAAAAGAAAACCTACTAATTGAAAAATCTATGAAAATAGGTGATGCAAAGGTTGATATTAAAAAAGTAGGAAAAGAATTTAAAGTTGAGATTGATGGTGAGCATCTGGACAATTATGGTTCAGAAAAAGAAGCGATCACCATGGCAAAAGAATTCATTAAGCAATATAAAGGATAAGACATGAAACTAATTGCTGAGTACTGTGACGGTGCGTTAGATTTAATCACTGAAGCAAAAGAAAATGGTGAAAAGTCTTATCAAATAGAAGGCGTTTTTGCACAAGCAGAAGCGAAGAATAGAAATGGTCGTATGTATCCAAAGCCTATTATGGAAAATGCGATCAACAAATATGTAAAAGAACAAGTTAAAACTGGACGCGCTGTAGGTGAGTTAAATCATCCAGACGGTCCAACTGTTAACTTGGACAAGGTATCCCATCGTATTACGGAACTCAAGTTTGAGGGAAATGATGTGATGGGTAAAGCACTTATATTAGATACTCCAATGGGTAAAGTTGTAAAAGGTTTACTTGATGGTGGGTGTCAACTAGGTGTTTCGACTCGTGGTATGGGAAGTCTTGAGAAACGTAATGGAATAATGGAGGTTAAGAATGATTTTATTCTTAACACCGTTGACATTGTTCAAGACCCAAGCGCACCTAACGCTTTTGTTAATGGTATAATGGAAGGTGTAGACTGGGTATGGGATAATGGAATGATTAAACCTCAAGAAATTGAAAAAATAGAGACTGAAATAAAAAGAACTCCATCAAAAGGTTTGCAAGAAGCGCAAATTCGTGGGTTTGAAAATTTCCTCTCGTTGCTGAAATAAAAAGGAGTCAAGTATGACTGATCAAACACAAGAACAGGAACTTGAGGTCCATGATGACAACGAAATTGTGGAATCTCACGAAGAAATAGTAGTTGAGGCATCTCTTTCAGATGATCCAGAAGGTGCGGAAGATGATTCCATACAATCTGTTCAGAAAGCGGCTCAAGTTACTAAAAAAGCATCCCCACCTAAAACTAAGGCGGGTATGGTTAATGCTATGACTGATAAAATGAATGGTATGAAAACCAAGACTGAAATCAAGGCAGCATATGAAAAAATGATGGGTGAAGAAATTGAAGTAGACATGGAAGAAGAAACAATGGTAGAAGATACTTCTACTGCTGATTTGGAAGTCCTTATTTCTACTGATGAATCTCTATCAGAAGACTTTAAAGCAAAAGCAAGTACAATTTTTGAGGCAGCACTTACTACAAGAGTTGCAACTAGAGTTCAAGAATTGGATGAGGCATTTGGTGAAAAAGTCACATCTCTGGAAGAGCAATACGCTACAGAGACTGAGGAAGCAATCAATGAAGCAAAGGGTGACCTTGTAGACAAGATTGATTCTTACTTAAACTACGTTGTTGAACAATGGATGGAAGAAAACCGTATTGCTGTAGAGCAAGGTATTCGCACGGAAATCGCTGAAGGCTTCATGGGTAAGTTGAAAGACTTGTTCACTGAATCTTACATTGAAGTTCCAGAAACCAAAGTTGACTTAGTAGACCAACTCGCTGAAGAAGTTCTAGAATTAGAAGAACTTTTGAATAAGCAAACCCAAACCAATGTTGATATGAACGAAACAATTTCTAATCTGAAGCGTTCTGCTATTATTGTAGAAGCATCATATGATCTTGCTAGTACTGAAGCATCAAAATTGGAAAAACTGGTTGAAGGCGTAGAATTTGAAAATGAAGATAATTTCAAATTTAAAGTTGACACCATCAAAGAGTCTTACTTCAATGGTAAACCAGCAGTTTCACCTGCCGCTATCGTAGAAGAAACACTTACAGAAGAAACCCAAGAAGATACGGATACAGATGTAAACGTATCAGATAGCATGGCTAAGTATGTCGCTGCTATTAAAGCAAGTAATTAAGGAGTATCCATTATGGAAATGAATTACAATCAACTAATTGAAAAGTGGGCACCAGTTCTCAATGAAGAATCTGCTGGTTCCATCCAAGATAAGCACCGCAAAGCAGTTACTGCTGTTGTGCTTGAAAACCAAGAAATTGCTTTGCGTGAGCAAGCAACACAACAAGGTGGTTTCGGTCAACTGACAGAAGCAGCACCAGCAAACAACACTGGTAATGTTGCTAACTGGAACCCTGTACTTATTTCGCTGGTTCGCCGCGCAATGCCAAACATGATGGCATATGACGTATGTGGTGTTCAGCCAATGACAGGTCCAACTGGTCTGATTTTCGCAATGAAATCAACCTATGAAACAACTCGCGGTGGCGCAACTGCTGACAATGAAGCACTCTTTGGCGAAGCGGTTACCGCTTTCTCTGGCGATTCTGCTGCAAACATGGTAGCCGATGGTTCTGGTCTTTCTGGCGTAGCAGATTCAGGAACACCTGACTCAACTATTGACAATAACCGTAATGATCCTGCTGTTGGTACAACTGGAATGACTCTCGCCAATGGCGAACAACTGGGTACAACTGGTGCAAGTGCATTTGCTGAAATGGGTTTCACCATTGAAAAAGCAACCGTATCTGCCAAAACACGCGCATTGAAAGCAGAATATTCGCTTGAACTCGCACAGGATTTGAAAGCAATTCACGGTCTGGACGCTGAAAGCGAACTCGCCAACATTCTTTCAACTGAAATCCTTGCGGAAATCAACCGTGAAGTTATTCGTACTATTAACTCACAAGCAAAAACTGGTGCATCCACTGGTAACACCTTGTTGAATGGTATTTTTGATCTTCAAACAGATGCTGATGGTCGTTGGAGCGTTGAGAAGTTTAAAGGTCTCATGGTTCAAATTGAGCGTGAAGCCAATAACATTGCCAAAGAAACTCGTAGAGGTCGTGGTAACTTCATCATCACATCTAGTGATGTTGCATCGTGCTTGGCAGCAACTGGTATGTTGGATTATGCTCCAGCAATGTCAACCAACTTGAATGTTGATGACACTGGTAATACATTTGCTGGTGTTCTTAACGGACGCACAAAAGTATATGTTGACCCATATGCCACTGTTGACTACATTACTGTAGGTTATAAGGGTACAAATGCATATGATGCTGGTATCTTCTATTGCCCATATGTACCTCTGACCATGGTTCGCGCCGTTGGTGAGAATGATTTCCAGCCAAAAATCGGTTTCAAAACCCGTTACGGTATGGTATCAAACCCATTTGTTGGTGGCACACCAGCAAACGGTCTTGCTACAAAGCAAACAAACCAGTACTACAGAATCTTCAGAGTGGACAACATTCTGGGTGCATAATATTGCACAAAAGGGGCGAAACAACTAATGATTTCGCCCTTTATAAAACTTTTAAAACAGTGCTTCGGCACTGTTTTTTTTATGATAATTAGGAAGAAAATCCTACCTTGACAGTTTTTCCAGTATTAGGAGAAACATTCAAGGCCATTCCCTTTTGAAAATCACGATAGTCTTTATCGTCATCTTCCATACTCTCTAACCATTCATCAACATTTGTATTTGAAGAAGGATACTCTTTCCAACCCAAAGTGTTCTCACAAAATGCCGCCATTACAAAAGCAACAGCATCTTGCTCACGTTCAACGTCAGAAACAATGTAGGTATTTCCACCTTTGAACTTCCAATAGGCATTTCCACTTGAGAATTTTCCATCCTCTTCATGTGAGCCATAATTTTCCAGAACTTGTGTGTGAACTACAAAAGTCATATGATTCTCTCTTTCTCTTTGATTACAAGTATAATTACCATAAGTTTATGGATATGTCAAGTATAAATACAGATATAAACGGATATAATTGGATATAATCGGATGGCAACAGTTACCACAAATATGAACTATCTTCAGCCTACTAATTTTAAGGTAGTTATAAATCACAAAACTTTTGGGAATCTTGAGTTTTTTGCTCAAAGGATTATCCATCCAGGAGTAAGTGTTCAGGCAGCAAATGTCCCATACAAAAGAATTTCAAGCATTTCAATTCCCGGTGATACGCTTACTTTTGAAGACTTGGCAATGGATATTTTAGTTGATGAAAATATGCAAACTTATATTGAAGTTTTTAACTTATTGAGTTCTTTGGTTGAAACCAAATATAAATCACCTATTACTAAAGCAGTAACTGCCAGTATAACACAAGAATTAGACATAACTTTAACCATAACTAGTAGTCACAATAATGTTGTGAGAACAATTAGATATATTGATTGTGTTCCCACTAGCATTGGTACAGTTTTGATGGAAGCGACTTCTGAAACATCTCCTGTAATTACCTTTCCAGTAAACTTTAAGATCGGATATTACGAGATAAAATAGACCTATATATTGTTAATACATTATGGAGAATATGATTGCTTAACCTTGAAGAAATACTTGAACATTGGTCAAACGACTGTAATATTGATGAACATAATCTAGATAAATCTAGTGTGGACATTGCAAAATTACATGCAAAATATTTACAATTACTTTCTGTATATAAACTTCAAAAGAAAAAGGCTGAGATGAATCAAAAAATTCTTCTCAAGGATAAGTGGCTATATTATAATGGTAAGATGACTGAAAAGCAAATCATTGAAAAGAATTGGGAGTTTGACCCATTTGATGGTATGAAAATTATGAAGGGTGATATGAACCATTATTACGATTCTGATCCAGATATTCAGAAAAGTGAAGAAAAAATAATCTATTATAAAACATTGATTGAGACCCTACAAGAAATTGTAGAGACTTTACGCTGGCGGCATCAAACAATTAGTAATATAATCAAATGGAAGGTGTATCAGAGCGGTGGATAAGATAGTAGTGCAGAAGAAGAATGAATGTTCTCTTCTGTTAGGTTGCGACAATGGTATCATTCAAGAACTAAATGAATATTTTTCATTTTTTGTTCCAGGATATAAGTACATGCCAAAATATAAATCAAAGATGTGGGATGGTAAGATAAAGATATTTAATGCTTTATCTCATGAATTGCCAGCAGGTTTGTTGCATCAACTTAAAATATTCTCTAAGGAAAGAGGATATGAATTAGACTATGAAGATGGTGAGTATGGCCCACCAGAAGTTTTTAATAAAATAAATCCTAAAGAAATTATGAACTTTATTGAGGGTTTGAATTTAAGAAGTCGTGGTGAGCCGATATCTATAAGAAGTTATCAATTTGATGCTGTGTGTTCTGCTATAAGAGAAAGAAGGTCTCTTTTACTATCACCAACTGGATCAGGGAAATCTTTAATTATCTATGTACTTATGCGTTGGTATATGGAAAATCATCATGATAATGTTTTGGTTATTGTTCCAACCACTTCACTTGTTCAACAGATGTTTGCAGATTTTAGTGATTATTCTTCATACGATGATAGTGTTAATATAGAAAATGATTGTCATTTTATTTATTCTGGTCAAGCGAAAACTGGAATAAAAGAAAGAATAATTATATCAACATGGCAGTCAATTTATAAGTTACCTGCGACATGGTTTTCTAATTTTGGTGTAATTTTTGGGGATGAGTGTCATGGTTTTAAATCAAAATCTTTAACATCTATTATGAATAAGAGTAGAAATACTGGATACAGATTTGGAACTACTGGAACTTTAGATGGGACTGAAACACACAAATTAGTCTTGGAAGGATTGTTTGGAAGGGTAATCAAAGTCACAACAACAAAAAAATTACAAGACGATTCAACACTTGCCCCATTAGAAATATACTTGTTAAAATTAAAATAT